TTCTTTAAACAAACGATTAGCTTTTATGATATCTTTTCGGCTAATTCCGTCCAATTGTTTAACGGTTTCAGATATGAATTCTGATATGACGAAATCGTCCTCACTGTGATGTGTCCTAACGTTCTCAAACACTTTGAACTGCGTGTATAAAACGCGATTCTCTTTAATAAGCCTAAGTACTGAACCTAACAGTTTCTTGTCATAAGGCGTTTTATTGACAACGGAGTCTACAACGAATTCTTTTAGACTGTCTAAAAGTGAACCAAAATTATACATGGTGCGATAGTTTATATTTATAAATATGAATAATGGCAGTAATTGTTATTTTTGTTTGATAACTCCGTCAATATCTTTTAAAATTTCATTTATTTCGTTATTAAGCTTAAATCCTTTATCGTACATTTTAACTTTATTCTCGTTGATTTTGGCCTCAATACTAGGAGTGTGTATAGATTCCAAAAGACGATTCATGTAGATATCCTTGTACTTGTCAACCCTTGGTTTCACTTGTTTCTTAAGTTTTATTATTTCCTCGGTCAATAGTTTTTCAGTGCGACTTAAGCTTTCACCTATCTCTGGAACTGGCTCAGCTGCTGGCGCTTCAGGGGTTGCTTCACCTTCAGTCGGTGATGGTATCTCCTCACCTTCAGCCTCCTCACCTTCAGCCTCTTCAAACTCAACGTCAGAGCCGCCTCCCAAATCCAAACCACCTCCGAAGCCACCACCACCTCCGAAGCCACCACCTCCGCCACTGGTATCAGTTGCTTCACCATCCTCACCCATCTCAGGTACGACACCACCCATTCTGGCGATTTCCATATCACCATACAGTTTATCAACCTTATCGAATAGCCCCGTATATTTGATAACGTTCGCAGTGTTGGCCAATTCAGCTGAAGCGGCCTTTTCCATCCTTTGTTCAAGAAGGTCTTGTCGGTTCTCGTCATCACTCCAGCCAAGTATCTCTCGTCTGGCTCTAGTTAATGACATCGTACCGAAACCATTGCCTATATCACTTACCGCGTCCTTGACCAGAGTCACTTTTTGTTGAAGATTCTGAATCCTCAACATTTGAGCCTGTGTCGATGGGTTATTCATCGTTATCGTGAAGTTATCCAATTCATCATCAAAACCCAAGAGCAATAAGTGTATTATCGCAATTTTATTTAGTTCTTGAATAACAGCTTGTTGAATTCTATTGATTGTTCTAGCAAATCTGATGTCCAATAACGCCAAGTTCTTACCCTCACCTTGAGCCTCATCAAAACCTAAAAAGGCTTTAGGTACCCTTAATGCGGTGAATAACTTTCTCTGGAGGTACTCAATGTCTGCGATTTCACCAAGATTTGATCCACCTGGCAACGTCTCAATCGGACTAGGTGCGGATTCATCCCTAACAGGTACGAATATGTCTTGATCGTTACCCAATACATTCATTCTCAAATCCAATTGACCTGTTTTTGGGTCGATAATCGGCATACGCTTAAATCTGTTTGCGATTTCGTTGATATACGATTGCACGTCTTCTGGGTCAACGTTACCTACGAATATCTTATATATTCTACGCTCAGGTGCTCTTGTGATTCGGTAAACCATCATAGCATCTTCAGATAACAATAAGAGTTTCCATATGCGTCTGGCCTTTTCGAGGACGCTGGTCCCATATGGTAAACGTCTATCATCACCTAATAGTCTAAAATGTGCTATCTGCCAGTTCTCAAATTCTAAGTCTTTCCCCCTCCAATAAAATTTGACCTTATCATTTTTGGGTTCTGATGAATTCACAGCCCTAGAATAAACTGCATCGTAAACACCACCCTCTCTCCGTTCAATTTCAAAGTTTGGTAACTGTTTTGCGCCAATGACACCTCGTTTATCGTCAGTATTCAAAAAAACCATATTATCCCCATATTTTACCAAATTCCTAATCCACATAGGTAAACTTGTGTGGATATCCAACCGATTGAAAAACAAATCCTCAAGGACGCCTTTAACCCTAGGTGAATTAGAATATATGTTCAATACTCGACCTATATCGTTGACAGTGGTGGATTCTTCCGAAAGTATATCGAGGGTTGCTGCGATTTCAGGGTAGAACTCCATGGCCTCAAAATCAGAGTAACCACCAATCCTCGTAATTTCGTACTGAACTGCTTTTTGGAAAGTCTCATTCTCAACCCTCTGCCATAGACCGCCTAAGAATTTATTCTGTCTGGCCTGTAATGATTTTGTTTCAAACTCAGCCTTAGATGTAGTCCGAATAAGTTCATCAGATTGTATTGAATACTTATTGCTTATCTTATCTTGATCTATGCCGTAAGGGGTGAACACGCTGGTTAACCTCTGAAATACTGTTTGTTCTTTGCTCATTATTTTGATTTATTTAAATATATCTTAGAATCCGAAAAAATGAATTCATTTACGCAACATAATCACACGCAACATAAGCCAATTTCTTAACTTGACCATCAACTACTACCACTTCATACACATAACCGTTTGTCCAATCCTCACCTTGACTATTCGGTAAAGCGTCACACCCTTTAACAACCGTAGACTTAGTTTTAAGTTTATCTTGTGGTCCAAGGGTTGTAGACCATCTGTATAAGGTTTGTGGGTTCTTACCGTAGGTCTGTCTAGTAAAGGTTCTTTGTGTTGCCATAATTGTTATTTATATATAATTATCTGAAACCTCCGAAAAGCCACATATATTCACCCTTTGGGTCTTGCATATTTTTAGCTACAGTCGGACTGAAATTAGGTTTGTTTTTATTTTTATTAACATTATTAACGTCAGCGACCTTAAGTTCACCTGAAGTAGAAAATGAAACCCAGCTGGCCAACATTGCTCTAGTTTTCTGTTCTATCGCCTTAAGCTGTTTAAATGAGTTCTCTAATATGAATAACGCCATAGCCATAGCCATGATTAAGTCATCGTGCTTGCCCTTTGTATGGTCAGCCCTACCATTGATATACACGAAGGAATTCAATTCGGATAAAAGTCTTGTTGAACGTATTTTTATACCGTGGTCATCTCCCTCATCTTTATTAATCCTAATCATTTTCTCAAACGTAGAGACCAACCTAGTTCTATCACTACCTACTTGGAACCCAGCAATCTCATTGTCTGAGTTATACTTATCCATGTCTTTACGTTTTTTTAACCCTTGACCACCTTTTTCACCGTAATATAAGTTAGGGTACTTCATGTCTTGAAGTTTTAATACGGTAGCGACACCCATACCACCAGTGATATCGACTACTACTAAAGCGTTGTACAACGTTCCATACTCAAATAAAAGATTTGATAATTTATCTGGTGGGGTTCGGCCCATATATTCAGCGACCTGAGTCATAGTAGTGAAATCTATTATGGTGAACGTTGAATAGTCGGCACCATCACCTCTACTCACGTCACTGGCCAATATATACTCATGTCCCTCGATAGGCTCCTCCCATACCCAAAGCTCGCTTTCGCTACCACTGACATATTTTGGATCTTGTACGTTTCTATTCCTATGGTGTTCAATGTATTCATCGGACACAACGTTACCGCCAGAACCTAAGAAAGACACGTCCAATTCTTGAGCAATTAGTCTGGCGTCATTATTCATCCCCCGACACATTGCCTCATACCAAGGTGATGTTGGCTTATAGCCGTCCGCAATTTTCTTACGATAAGAATCGAAAGTGAAATCTTCTTCATCAATAATCTCTTTGTTTTTCTTTTCTTTATCGGTGTAACGATACCATTTAAGTCCGATATTATACCTATCGTCTTGGTACCAACGCATTTCAATAATATTGAAATCATTAAGTTTTTTTAAGGCCAAATCGTATGTTTCATAGTACAACTCATCTAGTCCATTTGGGGTTTGATGTCCTAACATACCGTTATATAAAACAGAGTGGCACCAAAAGTCATCTGGATTTTCAGGTAACGAGAAATCATATGTTTTAGCCTTACCTAACTCAATATTCTTAATTCTACACCAAATACTATTTTCTATTATGATACGGTCAATATCATAAGGCTCTATGTCTACACCTAATTTTTTTATTTGGTCGATAAAACTAACGAATATAGGTTTAGATATATCAGCACTCTTACCTTTCTCAATAAATAGACGATTAACTTTCAATCCGCTACCTCTGAAAGAATATGTTAAACCGTTATCATCGATAATGCGCCTTAAGATTTTTTTACCGTTAGGGACGAGATTATAGTGGTGATTTTTTGATTTATCTTTTAAAGCGCATTTTTTGATTTGTTTCCTTTCAAAAGAAAACCCGATTAAATCATAATATTTTTTAGCATTTTCTGACGTTGCGGAAATCCTATAATAATTACTTGAGACTTTAACTCTATCGGTTGGGCCACATACCCCCTCACTGTAATCAGTAAGAATACCGAAATTCATTAACATATGTTTCAATTGTAAACATAGTTTTTTGGATGAAGTGTTAACACCAATCCTACCTCTAACGCTATCGGAATAACCGTCACCATCCATATAACCCCTAATTAAGGCCATAGTATTTTTTTTGGATAGCGATAACAGTCTATTACTAAAAAACTTATCATTTGATTTTAGAGATAAATCCACTTCAAGATGTTCTAATATCGCACCTAAGTACTTCGAAGAAATTGTATAGTGTAAACCATCGTGACAAGAATAGTTAAAACCGCATTTATCGATTGCTGAACTGATATCATCGCCACATGTTATCGTAATATTCGTACCAATATGTTTACCTTCATCATTATATTTCTTATATGTTGAACCCTCAGCAATATATAAACCTATTAAATAAGCTAAATCTTCTGTTACCTTATCATAAATTATTCTAGGCTGTTTTTCTTTTTTTGAGAACGAATAATCCAAATCAATTGTGTCGAAATTACCGAAAACCATACCGCCATATTTTATTAACACAAAATCATCTATAGATAGACTATCCAATGTATGCCAATCGTATTTGTCTGTTGATTTATTGTAAGACCAAAGTTTATGTGGTTTGGTACCTTCTAGGAAATTGTAC